TTAAATTATATAAACCAAGAGATGGTCTTTTATCTTCGTTATATTCATAAAATTCTGATGAATTAAAAATGATTTCATTACTAATTTCTGAACTATCATCACCCGATATACAATGTAACTCACGAATATAAGGGTATTCAGTATATGGAGATGGGTATATTAAACCATTATCACCTTCATACAATATATTCCAAGATTGTGGTTGAGTATCATCATAATAATAACTAATTCTAACCGATTGTGGTGGGTTTCCTATAGGTGGATTAAGATAGTCTGCTACATAATAATCTACATCGGAAAATCCTAAAGCTTTACACATCTGTGATGGTGTATCCCCATATGTTAAAAAATAAGCATTATCATCAATGGTAATACTACCACCTTGTGCATTCACAGAAGTTATAATGTGGTCTCTTAATTCTTGAGGAACGAATGACCATTTTGGATAATACAAATCTGGTACGTTACTTTGATTAATGGATGAATGCCCAAAGCCAGGTAAAACAATATCAATACCTTTATATGGATCATATTCTTTAGATATTGATGGTTCAATCTGTTTATTGGGTATTCCAAAATCACCTATGTAATCTTCTTTAAATTTAGTAGCCATTGTAGTTACACCTTATAACCACGAGCTCTTAATAAATCACTTCGTGATATTATTTCTACTTTACATCTATTTCCTAAATTGGAATTAACAACATGTGAACCAGGAATTTCAAGTTCATCTTCATATCTTATTTTAAAATTAGTAATAGTAATGTTAATTGGTTCTCCATCATTCACAACTTCAGCATCACCACTTCTAGCGATTTGTACTCTATTGAATGTATATGGGCCAAAATATTCCGATACAGAGTTATTATCATCAGCTGGTGCAGGAGTGAAGTGAGGCATCATTCTTTCTTGTTCTTCAGATGATTTATCAAGATAATCAAATATATAATTAGAAATATCTTCTCTACCCCCATTTACCCATTGTATTGTATCATTAATATCAACATTACCATCTTGATTAATATCAAATTCTTCAAAATAAGTTGGAAATTCATTTGGATTTTGTACAAAATAATCTGAAAAATAATGTGATGTTCTTCCTGAAGCCATATATTGATTAGGAAGTGTAGGTAATCCTCTAACTTGATTTACCTCACCAACTGGAGATAGTCCAGTACCACCATTTAAATATTGAGAACCTACACCAATTCTAAAACCTTGTTTGTTTTCAGCATTATCCTCCACTCCAAGAGTTGATGTTATTTCAACACTTGTTGGAACATACTCTGCGTTAGTTGTTACAAAATCAAAATCAATTAATCCATTGACAAATCCATTATCTAATCTTGGTAAAGTTGACATATCCAATGAACTAATGTTAGTTCGTGTTAATAAAGTTTTCCATTCACTACTAACTACATCAAATGTTCCACCCGACCAATTAGCACCTTCAGGAAATGTAGGTTCATAAGTTGTTGGATTCCAATTATTCATCCAAAAATTATGCATTTTTATAGGATTGTTAAAAGAACCATTTGTATTATCCTCATAGTTAAAAGAATCATCCTCATCAATATTAGGATTATAAGTAGCACATATAAAATACCATTCGTTAAAGTCTTCTGGTATTTTTACATTATTAAATAATGCAAGTTTGTTAAATTGATTATTAGTATCATCTATAGTTGGTAAAACATTTAATTTACTTCTATGTGGATTAGCAGTATGTGAATCTCTTATTTTTTCAACATCATCATCATAAACCATCAACCTAACAAATCTCTCCGAATCAGTATCTGTAAACAATGCTCCATTTGGATTGTCAGGTCCTGTTGTAGCTGTATATCCACTACTTACATTATCTTGAATAAATTTATTTTCCTCATCATCAATTACAAATGTGTCTAATTGAAAACCAAATGCACCCTCTTCTCTTAAAGGATTACCAAAATTAAACAATGTTCCCTCTGATGTTTTATCTAAAAATCTAACCCACATTGTTATGGTAAATCCTGTCTGTAAATAATCTCGTGTTTCGGGATTCAATCCTTCAACAAATTCTTTGTTTGTATTTCTAACAATAATACCTTGATTTAAATTTCTAAATTTTAAATAACCAGGCGATTGATTTTGGTATTCTGGTCTTTCATCTCCTAATTCAATTGGTGATTCATCAATATCCTTTAAATAAGAATTTAATCTATTTCTCAATTCTTCTATTGATTTACCATTTTGATTTTCATCTGATACATTTTTAGATAGTCTTGTAATAAATCCTTCTTCCTCTTCAATAGAACCTTCTTCATCATTTTGAGGAGCTGATATACTGTTATCTAAATAATATTGTTCAGAACCTACCCATTCACCATTATCTGTCCTATCAATTCTTTCTTGATTGTCAAAACCATTACCAGTAGGTAGTGGTGGTAATAAATCATTTAAACTAATAAATAAATTATCTATATCTTGTTGTCTGATAGAACCATCTGGTAGTAATTCAAAAATATTTGTATCTAAAAATTCTTTAGCCTGTAATATGTCAACATTAGTTTTTCTAGCTGTTAAAGTTACAAATTGTCCAACATTTTGAGGATTTACAATTGTTGTAGTTCCATCTTCATTCGTGGTTGTTTCAGTTAGTAAGTCTGTTATGTAATGAGTAGTAACCTCATTGTTACCTAAAGGATAAGATAAAGAAATATTATTTAAATCACTCGCATCAATTGTAACTTGATTTATATCAGGTATGTCTATTACAATTTGTTCTAAAGTTTTTCCATCTGAGGATAAACCTAATAAATCATTTGGATTAGCTTCAATATCTGACGAATATAAAACTAATCTTTCAGAATTAGCTCTTCCTATTGTAATGATACCATTACGAATAGTTCTTTGATTTTGATTGACAGTTTCAGATTGTATACTTGGATTTTGTATAACAGCGTGAGCTATTCTATCTAAAATAAATTCTATTCTACTTCTAATTTGTTCTTGAGATAAAGACATAACTTATTTCCTTTTAACTATAAATTCAAAATCATCATCAAATACTTGTTCTTGGCCATCTGTATATTTCAACTTTAGTTGAAACTTGTACACTCTGTCAGGATAAAATCCATCTAACCATTGATTAAAATACATCCCATTAGTATCACAACTCATTGTTGTATAAGCACTAAATGGAACAATAAACTCATCAGTTGCAATATCTTTAATAGCATAGAACCCTTTACCCTCAGTTATGAAAGAACCAGTTACGGTTTGAACTGATGTAGAAAATGTTTTTTGAATATATCTTTTTCTAGCACCAACTCTAAATTTTACTCTCTCTCCCTCTTTATATTCTTCTCTTAATCCCCTCATATATAAAAAGTTATCAGCTAATCCACTCATAGTTAATTCAGTTAGTGAACCAGTGTTTGAACCTGTACAAGGTAAATGGTCGTCCCATCTAACTTCAAGTTTAGGTTGGTAAATAGTATGTGTGTTTCTTGAGAAGAATTTTAAATGTCCGAATGTTTCACTATCAGTTTCTTGACTTCCACTAAATCTAACTTGCATTCCATAGTTTGAATATTGTCCTTGTAACCACATGTTTACCATATCGGTTACTTCAACCTCTACATCAGGTGATTGATTTGAAAATGTTTGTGTTGATGAACTAACACTCAATGTTGATGGGCCATTACCATCAACAGCAGATACCTCACTTGAACTAACTTGTGTATTCCATTTTACAGCAGTTCCACCAGTTGGATTACTACGATTTTCCCAACTACAACCATTTGTATTTTTTGGTCTATCACCAAATTTACCTGTACCTTCAGTCCAAGATTGTGATATTGGTTGAACTAATAAAGTATAGTCTCCTTGTATTTCAGCATTACCCTCAGCTTCAAAAAGTCTTAAATAATATTCAGGATTTGTAATTGTGTTATCCGCTACTGATTTAGATAATTCTGTAAAATCAGTTCCACTAAATTGAACCAAAGCTCTTGTTTGGTGGTCGAATGAATTATTAAAAAATTCTTTTTTAATTTCAAGTATTTGGTCTCTTCCAAAGTTTTGGTCTTTAAAAGATGTCCCGTCTATTTTACTTGAACCACTTGATATCCAAGTATCTTGTGTTGGAAAAATAAAATGATGCATTATCTAACTCTCCCTTTAATGTTTTGATTTGGATTTTTTAATTCAAAAACTGCAGGTGTTGATAATTCTGGTGGTCTTATTATACCATCAGATAAAGAATTTGCAAAGTCATAAAAATAACCATAACCATCTTGTCCATCGTTATCATCTGAAGAGTATCCACCATCAGGTTGACCATCACCATCTAAATCAGGACCTGCATTTTCATTATATGAATAAGTATAAGTTTGTCCATCTAATGTTTCACCATTACCATTTAAATGATAATCTTCATGTTGTGTTATTGTTACATGGTCTAGAGAACGAACACCTTCCACACCCATTAATTCATATTCCAACTTACTTAAATAAATTGGTTGATTGAATTGCATATTATCAACATCAAAATAATTTTTTATTACATCAATACACCTTAATTTTACTTGATTCTTATCAGCGTATTGTTCAGCGACGACATCAAACATCACACCAAAGTTAACCACATAACCATTTAATAATCTTACGTTATCGGTTAAAATTTTAAAATTCTCTAAATAATTTTTTATATTGGTTAATAGCACTTGAGGGACATTATCAGATATACTTGTATCATATGTTACCATAGGATTACCAATAAGTTGTTTGTTATTATCATACCCAAGAACATATATGTTAATGGATGACAATTCAAATGTTGTTGATTGTAAATCTGTATTATATAAAGATTGTAAATCATTACTAAAAACACTTTGTAAACTAATATGTTGAGTTTGTAAATTTGTTAAGTATGTCATAAAATTTTGAGGTTGAAGAAACTCAGAATTATTAAGATTAGCCATACCATCATTTATTAAACCACCAAAACCAGACAATACACTTTGAAGATTTGTTTGTAAGGTGCCAAGGTTTTCAAGAAGTTCAGCTTGACCATAACCAATGTCATCTTGTTCAGCAGCTCTAGAAACATATACTTTTGCTATGTTTCCAAACTTAGCTGGTATATTTAGTACTCTTGCTTCATAGTCTTCTTTTGTAACACATCTGTTTTGTGTTGTAAAAAATGCTTTTGCTTTTTCTCTTATTTCATCTA